GGCGTCGGCATCAATCTTCCCCCCCTGAATGATCGCCGTCCCCAGGCCCGCAGCGGACGTCACGGCGCCCGCCACCGTCTGGATGGTTCCGGCGTCAACGCCCAGCGCGATGGCAGCGCCCACGGCGATGCCGGCGATGGCGCACCACAGCTTTGTGGATTTGAGCTTCTGCCAAATCGTACGTGTTTTCATTATGTATTTCACCTCCTCCTTAAATCCCGAACATGGCCTTACAGCAGTCAGGGCCGAATACTCCGTCGTGCTCATTGTCCTGTCCGGGAAATTCGTCCTTCTGCCACTGGCGGAAGGCATAATCGGTATTACTGCCCCAGGAAGCGTCAACGGCGAGCTCTTTCCCGTCGGCGCCCTTCAGGCCCTCGGAATACATGACACGCTGGATCGCCTCGACGGTTTTCCCGCTGTCCCCCTGCTGCAAATAGGACACGGTTGCATTGAAAGTTCTCACGGTATTTTCCTCCTGTGTAGATGAATTTGTGGACGTGACCGGGTCGGCGTAGTCCTTCATGGCATAGTCAAGGTCGACCACGCCGCGAATTCCTTTGACTTCTCCCTTGTCCGAATATTGCCACAACTGGGCATCGGACCGATTGCATGAGTCGTGGTACCAGGCATACCAGAGGTCATATGGCAGCTGCACCAGGTCAAACATGTTCTTGGCATAGTCAAAGTTGCTATACAGCACCGGCGTATATCCGGCCGCTTTAATTACATCCAGGAATGATCTTGCGAATGCGGTAGCCTGTGCCTTGCCGATATTTACGCCTTTTCGTTTGGCGTACAGTACACTGGCAGATTCAAAGTCATAGCAAACTGGATACGTGATCTTGTACGGCTTGATCGCCTTGATACACTCCTGTGCCTCCTGTGCCGCCTCATTTGCGGATAGCGCATAGCTAAACCAGAAGATTCCCATGGGAATTCCGAGCCGGTTGCATTCGGCGGCGTTCCGCTCAAACCGTGGGTCTACATGGCCCAGGCCAAAACCGCCGCGCAGGATTGCAAATTCGATACCGGAGTTTTTCACCGCTTCCCAATCAACAATCCCCTGGAATTCAGATACGTCAATTCCCTTTTTCATAACTCGCCTTTCTGTATAATAATTTTGAGACCCCGGAAGGGGTCTCAAAGCGTTAAGCCGTGCGTTTCCACTTATAACTTGTAATATAGGGCTGCAAGTTGTTATGCGCAGTTGACGCGTTCCATGGCCCAGTAGTCGAAGCCCATAGTGGGTCGTCCGTGCTTTCCCTAATTATAACGCCAACGGCGTTGCCAGCCTCCGGTGCCGCCGCTGTTCCGTATCCCGCGGTGCGTCCGTTGTATAGAGTACGCACATCATGGCCATGCGCTTGCACACCACTCTCTGGCCCGGTAAGTAAATGTGTTTTTTCGCCGCCCGTTTTTTCGACCGCATTGAATTCCGTCTGCGAGGTGTCCACCCCGACCGACACCCTGCCAGCGCCCCAAACAACCCAAGTCCCGCCGAAAAGCGTACCCGGATTCGTGTTCACGGTGCTTTCATAGGTCGAGCCTACAGGGTGGCAGAAGTCGAGGAGACTCACGCCGCCTATCGTTATACCTGCCCGGCACTTTACCGGCCATGCGCTGTCAAGCCCGGCTTCCTCGGCGGTTTTGCCCACGCCGATGCCGGCGCCGTCCGCTTTGATGTCCAATATGACCTCGCCGGACGGCAGCTGCGCCGTGGCCGGGAGCGACGCGCCGAAGTAATCTGTAACAGTGATCTGCAGGTCCCAGCGATAGTCCGAACTGATTACCGTTGTGGGCTTGTCCGTCTCATCCGCGGAAAGGGCCGTCCCGGTCAGCAGCGTGTCGTTATAATCTGAGGCTGTGGCCCGCTTATACTTTACCGCCATGACGGCCGTGTTTCCGCCGTTGAGCGTGGGGACGCTGTAGGCATAACGGACCGCCGCATAGTCCCCGCTGGCGTCTTCATTTCCGCTTCCGTCTACTCTGTATGCCGAGAACGCGGAGATCTGCGGAGGCGTATAGGCCAGCACCGTGACGGCCGTTGTCTTCGTGGCCGTCCGGCCCCGGCTGTCCGTAACAGTGGTCACGAGGTTCACGGAGCCGCTGGCCGTCAGTACGTCTGAAGTGAAGGACGCGCCGCCGTATGCCTTGCCCTGCAGCGCGGTGCTGTAGCTGCTGATCGTGCTGCCCTTGGCCCCTGCCGCCGTGACGGACACGGCGAGCTTGGATTTTGACTGTATGTATGCCTTGAACCGTGCGGCGATCCCGCTTGTCGCCTCTGCGACGGATACCGCGCTGATCACCGGCACGACGCTGGCCGGCACGTTGGCGGTCAGGTATACTGTCTTCGTGCCAATGACCGTGCCGCCCTGTTTTGTTGTGCAGGTGATGGCCACGGTGCCAGCGGCCACATTGGGAATAGAGTTTGCAAAGTCCGGGACGGTCCAGGACTGCGTTGTTTTGCCGAGGCCGGTCGCAATGGCGCCGGTTGCGCCGTTGGGGAGTTGGTAGGTCAGGTCGTGGGTAAAACTGTCCGACGCAGCGCCGGTCAGGTCGATGGTGACGGCGTTGCCCATGTCCACCGAAGAGGCGGACAACCCGGGCGTCGTGGCCCGTGGGATCGTCGGAATCGGTATGGCGCCGCTGACCGACGTGGATTTTAAGGTCGTGCCGGAGATGGAGCCGTAGCCGCTGATCGCGACGTCGCCGCATGTGCCGTCCGCATTGTGCGAGACGGTGACCGCGTTGGACAAGACGTCCTCGCCGTTGTGGTCGATGCTGGCATATACGGAATCGCCGCCGGAATCCACCCCGTTGATGATGACGCCCCACCAGCCGGTGCCGTAGGTGCGGCCGGAAGGATAATTGTCGTTATACCAGTAATGCAGTGTCGCCGTGATCTTGGAGTAATTGCCGGATATGGATTGCTCCAGCACCCAGTCAATTTCAACCGATATGTTGCTGTTGCTTGTGGTGCCGTAAATTGTTCCGCTTGTCGCCATATCAGTTATCCACCTTTATCAATGACAGATTCCCGTTCTGCCGAGGAATGAACGCGAACGAGCCGATCTGCAGCGAGTTCAAAAAGTTGCCGTCAAGGACGACCAGCTTTTTGTTGCCGAAATAAGCAACCTCCGCGCCGCCGTCCAGGAAGCTCAAACGGTCGTTCTGTTCCCGCAGGGTGATTGTATTGCCTTCCTCGCCGAGGATGATGTCGCCATTATCGAACCGAATGTACTTGGAGATCGTCTGAAACTGCGTCCGGGCGTCTGCGTCGTTGCTGTCGACGGTGGCCTGCAGCTGCGTAAACAGCAGGTTGACGCTGTCGGACAGCTGCGTGATCTTCGTCGATATGAGGCTCTTGACGTCGCCCTGCGTGGCGTACTGCGCGGACACCTCGGACATAATGGACTCGGAGGTCTGCTGGATCAGGCTCTGCAGCGTCCTGGTCGTTTGTTGGATGGCGGAGTCAATACTATTATCTCTGACGGCCGCCCACGTGCTTCCGTCCCAGCGGTAGAGCTTGTTGCTGTCGCTCGTATCGATCCACAAATCGCCCACAGACGTTGCCGTCGGCGCAGAGGTCTGGGCGAACGTGACGATCTTCCCGTCTGCGGTAGCCTGCGCGTCAGCCGCATTGTTAAGGGCCTGCTGTAGCTTTGCGTCAGAGACAGCAACCCACGCAGAGCCGGACCACCGATGCAGCGAATTTCCGTCATCGGTATCGATCCATAAGTCGCCAGCGTGCGCGGAGGCGGGCGCGGCCGTCTGGTAATAAGTCGTTATCTTCCCGTCTGCGGTAGCCTGGGCAGCGTTGGCAAGGGTTTTAGCCGTATTGGCCGTGGTGTCGTCCGTGTATTTTGATGCCTTCACCCAGTCGGTAGCAACATAGCTTTGTGCCGAAGTTTTAGCAGTTGAGCATCTCAGCACGTCCCCGCCCGAGCCCTGCGCCCACAGGTCGCCGACATCATACGGCGGGGTTGGCGTGTTCACGAACACGCGCCGCTTGGAGTCGGCGGTGTCCTGAGCGGCCGCGGCATCGGCGAGCGCTTTGGTCACGTCTACGTCGGAGATACGCGCCCAGCTGTAGACTTGCGACGCCACCTGCCAGCGGTAGCAATAGCCCGTGGTCGTATCGTAGTAAAGGTCGCCGAGGTGCGTATTTTTGAGGTCGGTGGTAGTCCAATCTGAAGCGGGCTTATTGGAGCCGGTAGGCGCAACCGGATAGAACCACGTCGTTATTGAGCCGTCTATCTGAGACTGTATATCAGCGATCGCCGCCGCATTGCTGGTGACATAGTTTGCCAAATCGGTTGCGTTCGCCGTGGCGCTCGTCATGGCGTTATCCGCCGTGGACTGCGCGTTGGCGGCCGTAGACTGCGCTGCGGTGGCGGCGGATTGCACAACCGCGATGCCGACCTGAAAATCCGCCTTTACCGCCCGAACCGTCTTTTCAAGATTGCTCGCACTTTTCTTTTCGCCGGCCACATCGGAACCGGCCAAAGACGCCTTGTCCTTGCCCAGCGAAATAGAACCCTGGGCAGGATCTAGCAGATCCTCGTTTTTCTCGGTAAGTAAAAACCAGTCGTTCACCGAGTGCGGCTTGCTGATAACCTGGATATTGTCGCCGACCTCAAAGCTGTCAACGGTTTTATCCATCAGGGACAGATCCGCCGCGGACAGCTGCAGCGAGGTTATCATCAGCTTGGACGTCGCAAGGTACTGACGAGCCTTTGTCAGAAGATTCGCAGCGACGGTCACGTCGTCCCAGGTAACGGAGGTCGCGATGATACCCCGCAGCGCCACGGCCTCGTCGTCTTGGATGTAGTCCAAGCCTCCGTTGACGCTCTTGATGGTCAGCCTGGATCCATCGTCAAGCTTGGCGCCGTACGGGATGATCCGCGTGGCCAGGCTGGTATTGGCGTCGGAGCGCGTGAAGTCAAGCAGATTCTCGCCGAACCGGATTGTCTGCGAGCTGCGATAGCTCAGACTGGCATACCAGTTGATAACCCTCGCGCCGGCTGCATTGGTCGTGAACACGATGTAACCGCCGCAGCGGTCAATCAGGGCGTCCCCGAAATCCAGCATGGTCTTGGCGGTGTCGCTCTCCATGCGGATGTAGTCGTTGGCGTCGGTGACGGTGATCGTGCCGACTACAAACTGCTTCCAGCTGTCAACCTGGCTGTTGTACTCCGTGATCGCCGCCGTGAAGATGTTCGCGGGGCTGTCCTGGTACAGATAGGGCCGCATAATAGCGTCCCGGAGAAAGCATTTCTCGCCTTCACAGGTGATTTTGCGGCGGTTGAGGAAATCGTCCGTCGGGTACAAGGCCCGGCCGCGAAACTTGAGCTTGCCGTCCCTGTAGATCGTCACCAGCGTCTTGAAGCTGTCAAAATCGTTATACTTGGGGTGGTTGGGCGGCAGGACAATCTCCGCCGTGCCGCCCTTATTGAGGACCGGGTGGGTTTTAAGCCCAAGCACCCGATAATCGTCGAGGCGGCTGTCATAGACAACCGCCCCGTCTGCAAATACCTGTGTCATAAGCTGGCCTCCCGGTAACTGACCGTCAGCGTACCGGACCCGGAGACGGTAATCGCCGCGCCGCCGGTCGGAACCGTGATGTCCGGCAGGATGTAGGTGCCGGCAGACAGCGCTTTGGAATAGTCGCCTTGAACGATTGTAATACTGCCGCCAGCCACAACAAACGTCGGCACGGCAATGCGCCGGCCAGCGTTGGCCAGAGTATACGCCGTGGCCGTGGACGTGGCGGTGATGGTCCGCGTGGTCAGAGTCTTGGCATACCGCCACGGCTCGCAGTTCGCGGTCACGGTGACGCCGCTGATGGCCGGGTCGTTATAGTTCTGGGCCACGTGGACCCGGCCGTACACGTAGCAGGTATCCTCGTCCGGCAGCGTGATCTGCATCTGCCGGCCGTCTAACTGGTTGATCATGGCGTCGATGCGCGCCTTGCGCTCCAGCCTCGTACCGTCAGAGCTCTCCAGCGCCACGGTGAGGGTGCGGTTGTTATAGACCGGCTCGCCGTCCGTCAGGGCGGTGCTTAGGTCCAGGTCACCGCTCCGGCCGGGGACAGAGACGAAATTCGGTTTGTACACCGGTTCGGAGAAGTTCCAAGAGGCTATTTCCCACAAGCCGTCCGTGAGTGTGTTGTATGTTCCGAGGATTACGCGTCCTTCATTCGCCATTACGATGCCCCCAGTGCGACCAGGTTACGGAGTGTGCCTAATTCCTGGTTGATTTCATTAATTGTTCCGCCGACAAGCGTCTTACCATCCAACAAGATGAATTTACCTTCCTTGATGGCGGTCAGGATCCCGTCCAGCTTGTCCATCAAGCCGTCGTCATCGCTTGCGACGGCAGTTTCCGGAGCAGCCTGTGCGGCGGCGCTGAGTACGCTGGTCGACGCGGCCTGTGTGCCAGTCTTGCTTTGTTCGGCTGCTACGCCGCCCTGCATCTTGCCGACCATGACGTCGAGTTGACCCTGCATATCATCGATAGCGCCCGGCATAGCCTTTTCAAAGCCGATGGAGATACCGGGTGGCAGCATCTTGCCGATCTCATCGCGGAACAGGGTTGACGGGCTGTGAATGCCGAAGAAGTTCTTGATTTTGCTGGTCAAGTTGGAGAAAAACCCGCTGACTTTGCCCCACAACCAACCGGCCGCGTCTGAAATGCCGGACCAAATGCCCTTGATAAGATTTAAGCCAATGTTGGCCATGGCGGACGCGCCGGAGCCAAAGCCTTTGACGATCGCTGATATGATCTGCGGAACAGCTCTGACAATTGAAACTATAATCTGCGGAAGATTTTTGATTAGGGCCACAAACAGCTGGACGCCGGCCTGAATGAGTGACGGAATCATCATGATCAAAGCGGACACGATGCTGGAGATGATGACCGGCATAGCCGCCGAAAGCGTCGCTATGATCTGAGGTAACGCTTGGATAAGGGCTACCAGAAGATCAATACCGCACTGGACAAGCACCGGAAGCATGGATATAAGCGTCTGCACAATTGACTCAATGATCGACGGAAGCACAGCGCAGATGGCAATCAAAATTTCCGGTAGCGCCTGCACCAGCGCTACGAACAGCTGAAAACCGCAGTCCACAATTTGGTCAACCATCCCGGCCAGCATTTCAACAATTGACTGAATAATGCCGGGGAGAGCGTCGGTTATCGTGGAGATGATCGTCGGCAGGTCGTATATCAATGCAGTCAGGAGATCAACTCCACACTGAATAATCAGCGGGAGCATACTTATGAGCGCAGAAATTATTCCATTAATAATTTGCGGAAGCGCTGCGGTTATTGTAGCTATAATTCCCGGTAGCGCCTGTATAAGCGCGCTAACGATCAACGGAATAGCCGCCACAATTGCATTCAGCATTTGGACGGCAGCAGTCAAAATTGTGGGAATATTCACAACAAGGAAGTTTACTATGCTGGCGATAATCACCGGAAGTTCCGTTAAAAGATCAGTTACCACCGTCGGCAGGGCATTTGTGATTGCCATTAAAAATTGAGTTGCCGCCGTTAGAAGTGTCGGAATGCTCGCGGACAGGAAAGCTATAATATTGTCAATTAGATCCGGAAGACTGGAAAGCAACGCTTCAATCACCGTAGGGAGCGCATCCGCGATCCCCATCAGTAGGTCAATGCCAGCTTGCAGGACCGAGGGGGCATTGCTTACCAGTGTGTTAATCAACCGCGGAACAATCTCGGCAATAGCGGATAGTAAGCCTGGAATAGCTTGCGTAATGCCATCGATCAGGCCAGTAATTATTTTCATACCGGCGGTAAGGACGGTCGGCAATGCATTGATAATGCCCTCTGCCAATGACGCAACAACGTTTACCGCTTGGGCCGCCATTTGGGGCAGTTCGTTGGAAATACCCTGGATCAGCCCGGAAATTATGTTAACCGCAACGCTATTGAACTGCGAAAGGGTCGATAGCATACCATTCACGAACGCGGTAATAATGCCAACTGCAGCCGTCGTCATCTGTCCGGAATTCTGTTGTATCCCAGTGAGGAGCGATTGGATTAGGGAAACTGCCATGTTGATGACACCAGGAGCCTGCTGTGCGATCTGGTTGAATGCGTCGGCCAGTACGCCGCCAAGCGCAGAGACGACGCCGGAAATGCCGCCGGACTCAAAGGCATCGGCAAGCTGCGTCATCCAGCCGTTGACCATCGGCAGGGCGGTATCCTTCAAGCTGTTTTCGAGCCCCTGCGTCAGTTCGCCAAGAAACTGCGAAGCATTATCTTTCAGAGTTGACAACTGGCCGTTAAAGGTCTTGCTCTGCGCCTCCATGGCGTTGTAGAACATGCCGCCGGCGCTCGTCGCAGACTGGAAAGCATCTGCGACCTCCTGCGCCGAAATGCCGCCGGCTGCCATGCGGTCACGCAGTTCGGACATACTTTCGCCGGTCTTCTTGGCGATTTCGTTCAGCGGGTTGAAACCGGCGTTGATGAACTGCAGTAGATCCTGACCGGACATCTTGCCGGCGCTGGAAACCTGGCCGAAGGCGAGGGAAAGGGAATTGAACTTGTCCGTGTTACCCTGGGACACATCGCCGAGCATTTTCAGCGTCGGCATCAGGTTGTCAGCCGATACGCCGAAGGAAAGTAGGGTTTGAGAGCCTTTTGCAAGATCCGAAAACTCGAACGGCGTATCAGCGGCGAACTTCTTGAGGTTGCTGACCATGCTTGTGGCGGCATCGGCGGGGCGGCGCATCGCCGTGAAACGCCGCACGTGTCGTGCCCCATGAGCGCG